AGATCTTAACACTTACAGATCCTAATCAAACACTTCGTGAAAAATATTTTGAATTGACTAAGTAATGCGCTTTTACACAAATGTTCAAATGGTCGGGGATCACTTCTTGGTCCGTGGTTACGAAAATGGTCGTCATTTCGCAACCCGTGAGAAGTTTAACCCGACTCTTTTTGTCCCTGCTAATAAAAAAACAAAATATCAAACTCTCAATGGTGAGTATGTTGAAGAAGTTCAACCAGGGTCAGTTCGTGATTGTAGAGAATTTATCAAGAAGTATGATGGCGTAGAAAACTTTAAAATCTATGGAAACACTGGATACATCTATCAGTATATTTCTGAGAAGTATTCAGAAGAAGAAATTAAGTTTGATACAAATAAGATCAAACTTACTACTCTTGATATTGAGGTGAAGTCTGAAAACGGATTCCCTGATGTAGAATCTGCTGCAGAAGAAGTTCTTCTGATTACTATTCAAGATTATTCAACCAAGGAGATTATTACTTGGGGGCAAGGACCATTCAATCTCAAACAAGGAAACCATTATTACAAACAGTTTAATAATGAATATGATCTCTTGAATGATTTCATCAACTGGTGGATGATTGAAGAGAATACTCCTGAAGTTGTGACTGGATGGAATATTGAGTTGTACGATATTCCGTATCTTGTTCGTCGTTTGGATAGAGTTCTTGGTGAAAAATTGATGAAGCGTATGTCTCCTTGGGGACTTGTGACTGAATCTGAGATTTATATTGCTGGTCGTAAGAACATTGCCTATGATGTTGGTGGTATTACTCAACTTGATTATCTTAATCTTTATAAGAAATTCACTTATAAAGCACAAGAATCTTATCGCCTAGATCATATTGCTAATGTTGAGTTGGGTCAGAAGAAACTTGATCACAGTGAGTTTGATACGTTCAAAGACTTTTATACTAAAGGATGGCAGAAGTTTGTAGAGTATAACGTGATTGACGTGGAACTTGTTGACCGTATGGAAGACAAGATGAAACTCATTGAACTTGCTATTACGATGGCGTATGACGCAAAGGCAAACTATGGTGATGTGTTTTCACAGGTTCGTATGTGGGATACGATCATTTATAACTATCTAAAGAAGAGGAACATTGTTATTCCTCCAAAGGAACGTTCGGATAAGGATTCAAAATATGCGGGAGCATACGTCAAGGAACCGATTCCTGGAAAGTATGATTGGGTTGTATCTTTTGACCTTAATAGTCTGTACCCTCACCTTATTATGCAGTACAACATCTCACCAGAAACGCTCCTGGATGAGAGACACCCATCGGCTACAGTTGATCGAATACTTAATGAGGAAATAAACTTCGAACTGTATAAAGATAATGCGGTATGTGCTAATGGTGCAATGTATCGCAAGGATGTTCGTGGGTTCCTACCAGAATTGATGGAGAAGATCTATAAGGATCGAACCATCTATAAAAAGAAGATGCTCGCTGCTAAACAAGAATATGAAAAGACACCTACAAAAGATCTTGAGAAGGAAATCGCACGTTGCAACAACATCCAAATGGCGCGTAAGATCCAACTTAATTCTGCTTATGGTGCTATCGGCAATCAGTATTTCCGCTATTATAAACTTGCCAATGCAGAAGCCATCACACTATCTGGACAAGTCTCAATCCGCTGGATTGAGAACAAGATGAATTCTTACTTGAATAAAGTTCTCAAAACTACTGATGTTGATTATGTTATTGCTTCTGATACTGATTCCATTTATCTCAATATGGGTCCTTTGGTCGAAACTGTATACAAAGGAAGAGAAAAAACTACTCAAGGCGTTGTTTCGTTCCTTGATAAGGTCTGTAAACTGGAACTTGAAAAGTATATTGAAAGTTGCTACGAAAAACTGGCGAACTACGTAAACGCTTATGATCAGAAGATGCAAATGAAGCGTGAGAATATTGCTGAACGTGGTATCTGGACTGCGAAGAAGCGATACATTCTCAACGTATGGAACAGTGAAGGAGTTCAATATAACGAACCCAAACTCAAGATGATGGGAATCGAAGCAGTCAAATCTTCTACACCTGCTCCTTGCCGTCAGATGATTAAGGACGGTCTCAAACTAATGATGAGTGGAACTGAGGATGATGTGATTGACTTTATCGAAAAATGTCGTCGTGAATTCAAATCACTTCCACCAGAAGCAATCGCTTTCCCAAGGACAGCATCTGATGTCCGTAAATATAGATCTTCATCGGACATCTATATTAAAGGAACTCCGATTCATATTCGTGGAGCACTTTTGTTTAATCACTACATCAAAGAAAACAAATTGACCAATAAATATTCACTCATTAGTAATGGGGAAAAAGTCAAATTCCTCTATTTGAAAAAACCAAATATCATCCAAGAAAATATCATCTCATTCATTCAAGATTTTCCTAAGGAACTTGGTCTTGACAAATACATCGATTATGACCTACAATTTGAAAAGAGTTTTGTCGAACCACTCAAAGCAATCTTAGATGCAGTTGGATGGAATGTTGAAAAAACTGTAAACTTAGAACTATTTTTTGCATAATGGATCTGCCTATTAATGATAAAGAACTCGCTACTATTGTGAGTGCTCTTCGCCTTGGTGGGGATACTTCTCTCTACCAAAAACTAAAAATTGTGAAAGAAATCCGCGAGGAAAATCCTGGTGGACCTTATAAAAAAATTCTTCGTGAACAATACGGGATGGTTGCTTGATGGACTTTTTAAAAGATATTGTAAAAGAAATTGGTGATGACTATACCAAACTTGCAGCAGACATAGACGAGACCGAAACTTATGTGGACACAGGTTCGTACATTTTTAACGCACTGGTTTCAGGTAGTATATTTGGTGGTGTATCTGGGAATAAGATTACTGCTATTGCTGGAGAGTCTTCTACTGGAAAGACTTTCTTCTCTCTCGCTGTGGTTAAGAATTTTCTTGATTCCAACCCTGATGGTTACTGTCTCTATTTTGATACTGAAGCTGCTGTTAACAAATCACTCCTTGCAAGTCGCGGAATTGACTTGAACCGTGTGGTTGTAGTCAACGTCGTGACTGTTGAGGAGTTCCGTAGCAAGGCACTCAAAGCAGTAGATATTTACTTAAAAAAACCTGAAGACGAGCGCAAACCTTGTATGTTTGTGCTAGACTCTCTAGGGATGCTTTCCACTGAGAAAGAGATTACTGACGCACTCAACGACAAGCAAGTTCGGGACATGACCAAATCCCAACTGATCAAAGGTGCATTCAGAATGCTCACCCTCAAGTTGGGTCAGGCAAACATTCCTATGATTGTTACTAACCACACCTACGATGTCATTGGCGCTTATGTTCCTACAAAGGAGATGGGAGGCGGTAGCGGTCTTAAGTACGCTGCTTCTACTATCATCCATCTCTCAAAGAAGAAAGAGAAAGACGGAACTGAAATTGTCGGAAATCTTATCAAGGCAAAGACTGCTAAGTCGCGTTTAAGCAAGGAGAACCAAGATGTTACGGTACGTCTGTATTATGATGAGCGTGGTCTTGATAGATATTATGGTCTTCTTGAACTCGGTGAACTGGGCGGTCTCTGGAAGAATGTCGCAGGACGTTATGAGATCGACGGCAAAAAAGTCTATGCTAAAGCAATTCTCAAAGACCCCGACCAATATTTCACTCCAGAAGTAATGGAGAAACTTGATCAGATTGCTAAACTAAACTATTCTTATGGAACGAATTGAGACTACTATTCTCAGAAATCTTGTATATAATGAAGAATATTCTAGGAAGGTCATTCCTTTTATTCAACCAGACTATTTTGAGTATAGAACAGAGAAAGTTGTCTTTCAAGAAATTGTCCATTTTATTGTAAAGTATGGAGCAGCAATTACTACCGAAGCACTCAAGATTGAACTTGAGAATCGGTCTGACCTTTCAGAAAGTGAAATTAAAGAAGTAAGAGAAATATCTGATTCTTTTCATGATGCTCCTGTCGATGGTCAGTGGTTGCTTGATACTACAGAAAAGTGGTGTCGTGATAGGGCAATTTATCTTGCCCTTATGGAATCCATCAATATTGCTGATGGAAATAATGAGAAGAAGAATCGCGATGCGATTCCAAGTATTCTTTCTGATGCTCTAGCAGTATCTTTTGATAATCATATCGGACACAACTATCTTGAAGATTATGAGGAACGCTATGAGTCTTATCACCGTAAGGAAGATCGTATCCCGTTTGACCTTGAGTATTTCAACAAGATTACGAAAGGTGGTCTTCCTAACAAGACTCTTAACGTCGCTCTTGCTGGGACAGGTGTTGGTAAGTCTCTTTTCATGTGTCACATGGCTAGCGCCTGTCTCCTTAACGGACACAACGTACTTTACGTTACAATGGAGATGGCAGAGGAGAAAATTGCTGAACGTATTGATGCAAACCTCCTCAACGTCCCGATCCAAGATTTAACAGATCTGCCCAAGACAACCTTTGAGAATAAAGTTACCAAACTCTCAAAGAAGACTCAAGGTTCTCTTATAATTAAAGAGTATCCAACAGCAAGTGCTCATAGTGGACACTTTAAATCACTTCTTAATGAGTTGGCACTTAAGAAATCATTTAGACCTGATATTATTTTCATTGATTACCTTAATATATGTGCTTCCTCTAGATATAAGCAGGGCGGCACTATTAATTCATATAGCTATATTAAATCTA